TCAGAGTTATTTTCTTTAGCTGCACGTTTTAGTGACTTTTCTAAACTTGACGTATAGTGTTTGCCTTTGGTATCAACACTATCTGGTCCTCCGTAAAACTCTTCAACACCAATACCTTTTAATTTATCGCCTCGTTCTTTTGCTGCTGTTCTTTCCGCTAAAGGAGTATCTGTGCCCCCTCTATCTAAACCTTGACCTGCATAACGTTTTTTTATGAGATCAGCAGGGGATATGGCATACCACTCTGCAGCGCCGTCTACCTTGTCCATGAACAATCGTTGTGCCGCTTCTGTTAAATCTCTTTTGACTAATATATCTCCCCATTCTTCTCTGTTCTTAAATGGTACGTTCGGAAATAATTGTTTCATTGCTCCTTCACTCAGTCCGATATTTAATTCTTCCAGCATTTTTTGTTCTTTTTTAATTGCAATGTTCATTGCTTTGATAGCCTCATCACTTGGTGCAGGTCCACCTTTTGCTACGACATCAATCGCTACTTTGTTTTTTTGAAACTCATCAACAAAACTTTGCATCTCTTCTGCTGTGTTAAACATTGGTCTGAAAATAGTTTCATTCTTTGTATAAAAATCTAATACTTCAGGCTCTACATTTCTCGCACTACCTTGATATCGTGTACGTTCTTGAGCAAGAGCACCTGCTCTTCTTTCTACAGGTAAATCAAGAATAGAACCTAACTGCTGACGTAACTCATTTTCTAATTCTTTTGCTTGTTGTAAAATATCCGATTGTATCTCATCAGCAAACGTTACCACAACTTTCTTTCCTTTTGTTGCGGCTTCCATTTCGCCCAATCTAACACTATCATCTTGTATTTTACTTCTGAATTGTCGTATTTGATTAGCAAGTGGCATATCAATCTCTTCTAGAAACGTCATTCGTGAATCAATAGTTTCTGCAATCATTCTTGGATTCATCTGATCAGTTGGTGTTAGATCACCATCTAATGCTCGTCGTATTTTTTCATATGCCGATGCTTCTAATCCTTTTAATTGATTTTTTAATTTTGTTGAATTACGCTTGAGTGTTCTAATCATGGCAGGATCAACAGTAGCTGCGATTCCTTGTGCTGTTTTCTCTACAGGTAATGTTGCATTACGGTCCGTTTTTCGCGACCAACCGATCACGTACCTCTCAGTAAAGTCATGAGACGATCGAGGCAGACTGTCAGGATCTTGTGGTATATACTTTGGATCAAGATACAATACAGATTCTCTATAACTTCCTGGTATCTCACCACTCTCTTTATAACTGGTATAAATAGCATTCTTTTTACCGCCATAATTTGCATTTCCATAAATAATAGAATCTACTTTACGCATTGGTGCTTGACGCACAATCTTCAGCATATCTTCTTTTACTAATGGTGTTTTGTTTTTTGTTGCAATAGCAAGATAGTTATCGAGAATATTGTCCTCTATTTCTTTTTTAGAAATTTGTTTGCTCTGTAAAAATTTATAAAAATCTTCTACGTTGTTAAATGTCTTTGGTGTGTTGGGGTCCATGAGCCGTGCTTCGAGGCCCGAGTAAAACATATTTTCTGCAGACTCTGGTGAGTCAATAATTGTCTTTGGTGTGTTAAGAAAATCAAGATCCTCTTGTATTTTTTTTGTTACTTCTTCTTCACTGCCTAACTTGCTTTCAATATCTTTTAAAATCTTTTTTTCATTTTTTGATAGTGATGGCTGATCAAGAATCTTTATTTTATCAACATTACCAATTGCCCATAGAGGTGCTTTACCAACAAGACCTGCTAATTGTATTTGTTCAGGGCCATCTGTTACCACATCGCTTTCTTCAAATATATTAGTCGCGAGCCCTGGCTCACCGCCCATGGCTAAATTATCTACACGCATATCAGCAGGAATCTTATCTCCTACATTTAAATTTATTTCTAAAGCGTTATCTACAAAAGGTGCTTGGTTAATTAATCCAAATTGTTTATCTATCATATACTGTTCATTCTCTGCTTTGTCTTTAGCATCCTCTGCTATGTATTCAGGAGTCATTGTAAGCATATCATAAGGTTCTTCTTCTGTCTTTGCATCAACAAAAGCTGATGCGATTGATTGACTTAATCTATTGTTAGTTAAAAAATCTATAGCTGCTCCTGGTGCTTTAGCTATTTTTGTGTCTTTTGCAAAATCACCTAGATCACTTAGATACTCTCCTACTTTTCTATTAAAAGGTAATCTCTCATAACGTTCTTTTTCTGCAGCAGTTTCTTCGTTTATTTTTCTTGTTCGTTCCATTGATTCTTCATCAGTCATAGGTTCATTTATTAAACCTAAACTTTCTAACAAATACTCAGTTTGAGCTGTGTCAAGAGGTTCAGCAAATTTACCTGTCTTCGCTAATATTTCAGCATTTAATCCTGGATTACTTATAACAACAGTGCCGTCTTGCATATTGTAATCAAGATCGTTTGAATTTATTTCTGTGCCATACATTTGAGACATTAAAAAAGCAGTATATGATTTTAATCGTTCATTAGGGTTATCGGCCATTAAACCTTCGCCACCTGTTGGATTACTCATTAATAAATTAGCAATCATTCCAATGCCTGCACCAGTGCCTACTAGTCTAGCGGCATTAGCTCCTACTTTAAATCGTGTTGGACCAGACGGATACATTCTTTTAATTAAATCTGTTGCTATCTTTCCTGCTTTTTGTGCAGGATTTTTTCCTGTAACAACAGCACTACCGAGATTTTTTGTATTTTTTAATGCCTCTAGTGTCGCTCCATGTATTTGACCTACACTGTAAGGAAAAGCTTTTACTAAATTATTATATATTTTTGGGTAAGCTGCTTTTATTTTATTTAAAGCTTTATCATAAATAACTCCACCTGTAACAAGACCTGTTGCTCCTGAAGCTCCCCACCATCCCCACTCTCCTGCAGGGCCAGCCTCATATTCTTGTTTAGCCATTTCTCTAACAAAATTATTAACGTCCATGATATTTGGAATTTTAGGACCATTAACAATAGACGATCCAAAATTAAGTATTCCAGTAGCCATTCCTACAGGCACTGTTAGTTCTTCAGTTGCTAAATTTGCTGCATCTACCAGAAATTTACCTACATTTCCTACAATGTTTTTTTCTCTTTCTCTTGCAAGCTCTAAACCATCCTTTGCAAGATCTACATTATCTTCATCAAAAATATCTTCGTCTTTATCCATCGTTATGTTCTAGCACTTCTTCAAAAGAAACTAAACCCCCATCTTGCATTTGCTCAGAAATCTCAAGATTCTGCTCCATCATTGATTTAAACTGTTCATCTATTCCTGATTCAAAATCAGCTTCTACTGGACGACGAAGACCTAGTTCGTCTATTTCAAATTCTAATTGATCTATTTCATCTGATATTTGTTTTGCTTGATTTTTACTTACAAGTTGAATTCCTCCTCTGCCTTGTAATTGAGCTTTTAAACGACGTATTTTATTAGCGTAGTTTTGTTCTTCTCTATTTTTTTTAGCAGATCCAATAAAAATATTATTTAATTTAAATGTTAAATCAATATCATCAACAACAGCAGTCATATGACTTAGATTAACATCATCTAAATCAACGCCTTTAGATTTGTAATAATCTATCTTATCTTGCAACTGCACCTTTTTAATCATTAAAGGAATTACTTTTTCATAAAAATCAGGATCATTTGTTTGTTTAGCTAATGATGTCATAACTTCATCAACTGTTTTTCCTTGACGTCTAATACCGTGCTCTATCATTCTATTAACGTTATTTTCAAAAAGTTCTTTTGTTTTCTTTGTTAGAAGATCTCCTTTCATCATTCCTCTTCCAAGATCCATCGGTTTATAAATTTCTGCTATATTTTTATAAATATTTTTTAATTGTATCTGTTGAGGCTCAGTTAATATCTTTTGAGTATACTTAAAATGTTTAGGTAATTTACCTGTTTTAGCTTTTGCTAAATAATTTAATATTTGTGGATCACTAGAAGACATTGTTTTAGGTCCCATCAAGAAAACCTCCCCTAATCCTAGCTCATCTATTATACCTTCGTTTCTTAACTTGTTTAATAAAGCAAACTTTTTATTTTTATCAATAACCCCATTCACTGAAAGATAATTTTTTACGTCCTTGTCTAATGACAACAAAGAATCAATATCTACCTCTCCTAGATTATTTGGTTTTAATTCATAGCCTGTAGCTTCAGGGACAAACTTTTTATAATTACGTAAAATACTTTCCGCTTTAGCAGTTACTATATCGGTCTTAGGGTCTACTTTTCTCTGTGCTTTGTAAAAAGAAACAGACTCAGGTTTTATACCGCCCTCTTCAACTGGTATTAAAGATGATCTATTTCTTAATTTATCAAAAACATTTTTTCCTAAAATAGTAGATAGGTACTGTGTCGCAAAAGGATCTTGTTTATTGTATATATCTGCAAATTTCATTAATACTTCAGGAGAAGTTATAAGAGGTTGACCTGCTGCGCTTGGTTGTATGCTTGTTACTAAATCTTTTATAGCAGGATCTTTTGTTGCTAAATTTCTTAGCATCATTCTTTCTTTTCTATATTTCCAATCAGAGCCTATTTCAGATAGAGTTGCCTGCCTGTTTTGTTTATTGATTGCAACATTTCGCAGTACATCATCAAGATTATCCATTCCTCCTAACTGATCAATATATTGTTGACCTGTTTTAATATTAGGACTTTCTAATTGTATTTCTTTAAAAATTTTTTTTAAAATATTGTCTGCTAAGTTAGCCATTAATAATACTCCTGCATGCCGACAACAAGACGCGGTTCGTCTTTGTAGTCTGAATCTAATTGTATGAAGTTCCCTTGACGGAAACGCAACAACGCTTGTGTTGTTGAATCGACTAAATCGTCATGATCACCATAAGGGAAAGCCGCGCATTCTTCAATCACTTCTTCTGCCCAACGGTCCTCGGTACACCATACCTGTCCCGCTTCAAAAATAGGAGCCACGGAGTTGACACGTACATGCTTATCATTGCCCTTACTGGGCGTATAAGTTACTACAGGAATTCCCAATTGACGTAGCTCCTGTGTTAAGGGCATACCAGAAGCTTTCGCTTCAATCAAGATTGTTTCGGGTTCCCAGTATTTATATTCGTCTAGCGCTATCTCTTTGAGCTCGGGAAAGTCCCAACGGCCCTTGCGCATCGCAAGAAGGATGATGTGCCATGGTCCGTGTTCCACGGGTTTAAATACACCCCACGTTGTTATTGCACTAAAGTCTGCTGTTTCTTTTTTACTGAAAGCTGTGTCATAACTTTGTATGACATGAGCTAATTGTGGTATTTGTTCCTTTGGCCATACTTTCCACCATTCTCTTTTGATGATTGAACCTTCTTCAGATGTTGGTGCTTGTTGCCATTGTGCCTGCCATTTTTGCTCTGACAAAGATGCTTTAA